CGATCGGGTGCCGCGGCCAGGTGGTCGTGGGCAGCTCGCTGGCGGATCATCCGGCGTGGGTCGAGGCGGGCGTCACGGTCGAGCCGCAGTCGGGCACGGTGCGCCAGGTGGCCGCCGACTTTGCGCAGGCGATCAAGGAGCAGAGTTTCCGGCATGGCCGGTCCGGGCTGTTGACGGAGCAGGCGTTGGCGATGCGTGTGGCCGATGGAGTGGACGGCATGCGGGTCGTGTCGAAGGATCGCGCCGACGCAGTGAAGGCGGCCGTGTGGGCTGTGAAGGTGGCGCGTGACGCCTATGACGTGATGGATTCCATCGGATGAGGGGGGCGGCATGGCCTGGACTGTTGCCGAGCTGGTCGGCCTCGCGCTGATGGTGGCCGGCGTGTGGCTGGCGTTCGGCACCTCGGCGGCCCTCGTGGTCGCCGGCGCGATGCTCGTCCTGGTGTCGTTCGTCGTCAACCGGAATCGGGGCACGTCGTGAGCTTGCTGTTCCGGTCGGTCTCGTCCCTGCCGATGCCCGTGTCGCCGGATCGCACCGGGCAGCGGTCGTCGTCCGCGTCGTCCTCGGACGCCATGCGCCAGTCGGTCGTGTGGTCGTCGCTGATGTTGCGCGCGTCGGTCGTGTCGCTGATGCCGGTGGATGTGTTCCGCCGTGTCCCGGGCGGCTCCCCTGCGAACGTCAACCCGCCGACGGTCCTGGTGGAGCCTTCGAGCTTCGCCGAGGGACACCCGGAGACGATCGCCGATTGGATGTTCGCGTCGCAGTTGTCGCTCGACGCGCATGGGAATGCGTTCGGCGAGATCACCGCGCGCGACTCCCAAGAACTCCCGGCCCGGATCGAGCTGGTCCCCGCCGAGGATGTGCGGGTGCGGATTGTGCGCCGGCGGATCGTGGAGTACCGCTTCGGTGGTGTCGTGATCCCGGCGCGCAACGTCTGGCATGAGCGGCAGAACCTCACGGCCGGCGTCCCGGTGGGCTTGTCGCCCATCGTGCATGCGGCGCTGGCGGTCGCGACGTCGAAGGCGGCACGCGAGTTCTCGGCCGAATGGTTCGGCGGCTCGGCGATCCCCGGCTCTCACCTGAAGAACACCGCCAAGAAGTTGGAGCCGGCCGAGACGGACGCCGTGAAGGCGCGGTTCGCCCAGACGGTCCGATCCGGCGAGGTGTTCGTCACGGGCAGCGATTGGACGTTCTCGCCGCTGCAGGCGAAGGCCGCCGAGGCTGGCCTGTTGGAGGCCATCCGCGCGACCGACCTGGACTTGTGTCGCTACTTCGGCATGGCGCCCAGCATGGTGGGCGTGTCCGCTGATGGCGGTTCGTCGATCACGTACCAGAACATCACGCAGAAGAACCTCGACTTCCTGACCACCTACATGGGGCCGGTGTTGAAGCGCCGCGAGGATGCCCTGTCGACGCTCACGGCCCGCCCGCGGTTCGTGAAGCTGAACCGGTCGTCCTTCCTGGCGATGGACGCCAAGACGCGCGCCGATCTGCTGGCGGCTCGCATCCAGTCGCGGACCCTGACGCCGGATCAGGCCCGCATGATCGAGGATGAGCCCGCGCTCGCAGAGTCCGACTACGCCCAGTTCGACCGGCTGTTCGGCAATCCCAACAAGACGACTCCGCAGAAGGGGCAAGCATGACCACGATGAGCGAGGCGGCGGTGGCCCGTGCGGCGTCCGTGAGGGCGGCAGCGGATCGGCCGGCTCAGCGGCGCAGCGCCGAGGGTGCCCAGTCGTTCCGTGCTGCGTTCCCTGCGCGCGTCGAGCTGCGCAAGGCATCCGAGGATGCCGACGCGGGGCTCCAGTTCGCGGGCGTCGCGTCCGTCACTGAGCACGCCTACGAGATGTGGGACATGTTCGGCCCGTACAGCGAGATCGTGTCGGCTGGCGCGTTCGCCGATTCGCTGGCGCGCGCCGATCTGGACGTTCCGCTGGTGCTCGGCCATGACCAGTTGCGCCGCATTGCCCGGACGACGACCGGCACGCTCGCCTTGTCCGAGAGTGACGAGGGCCTCGACGTGCGCGCGGACCTGGACGCCGAGGACGTCGACGTCGCCTACATCGTGCCGAAGCTGCGGGCTGGCCTCATTGACGAAATGAGCTTTGCGTTCCGCATTACGTCGGGCCAGTGGTCGCCGGACTACTCCGAGTTCAGGATCAACGGCGCCGAGATCCACCGCGGCGACGTGGCCATCGTCGGGTTCGGCGCGAACCCGGCCACCTTCGGGGGCGTCGGCTCCCGTGATTCTTCCGCCGCCGCTCCTGCGGCTGCGGCGCTGCGGGCTCGCCGTGAGTCCCAGCTCGCCATGGCTCAGGTCTGAGCCTGGCTGACCGCGCTTCGCGCTCGACCCTCCGCGCTGCGGCCTGGGGGATGTTCGGCCTGTCGCCTGGTCGCAACCCATCCACTCACACGAAAGGGGTCACCTCGTGACCATCCGTGAAATGATCGAGCGGCTGCGGCGCGACATGAACGCCCGCATCGCCTCCTACAATGAGCTGGGAGTGTCGCTGGACGCGGCCCGGTCCGCCGAGACCGTCGACGTGGCCCGCGAGGCCGACCTGATCGGGCAGCGGTCCGCCGCGAACGCCGAGATTCAGGCGATCAGCGAGCGCATCACCAAGCTGGAGGCCGAGGCCGAGGCTGACGCCGCCATCGAGCGGCTGTCTGCTCAGTCGCACCCGGTCGGCTCGGAGCGCTCCGGCGTCCAGGTCCGAGAAGATGTTTGCGTGCTTGCCGTAGAGCTCCGCTGCGGCGAATCGGTCTTCGTCTAAGCGATGTAGGGCGACGTTCGACACGTTCGAGGGGCCGAGGTAAGCCCTGATTAGACGAAGGAGCACAGACTTGCCGTTGGCCCCGCTGCCGAGGAACATGATGGCTTTTTGGAGCGAATTGTCGGCTGTCGCCAGGTAGCCGGCCAGCTCGAGGAAGCTCTCCCGAAGCTCGGGGTCCAGGGTGTCGGAAAGTGCCTTGTCGATGGCCGGACACTTGGCGGCAGAGTCGTGATGGATCGGCAGTCGAGCGGGCGAAAGGTAGTCCGGTGTGGGCGGCATTAGATCACCGGAGGTCACGTCTAGGATGCCGTTCGCCAGTTGGATCAAGTCTGGGTCGGGTGTGTCCCAAAGCTCCTGCGCCGTGTGCTCGATCAGCGTCACTACTTCGGAGGAATGGCGGGACTTCCACTTGTCACCGAGCTTGGCCGCGACCTCTCGTTGCAGGTAGAGCCTGCCCTTGGGTCGGAAACAGCCGTCGCGGTAGATGTAGAGGTCTCCGCCACCTTTGGCAGCGGGAGTCTTGGCAAGGATCTCGTCGGCCATCTGTCGGGCGTTGAATCGAGGAGGCTTCGCCGCGTCGAGCAGGGCTCGCATGTCGGCTTCGGAGAGCTCGTCGACGGCGCTCACGCGGCGGCTCCAAGCATCTGTTCGGCCACCCACTTGCGGAGCTCGCAGAACTCGTCGCCGTGGTCGCGCCTCCCAGTGATCGCGGCGGCCAGGGTGAAGATGCCTCCGCCTTCTCCGCATCGGTGGCAAAACCAGACGGCGTCCTTGTAGGTGGCGCTGGGATTCCGGTCTTCGTGGTCCGGCAGCGGGCAACTGACGCGCCCGCCGGGCAGCGGCTCCGAACCCGTCAAGATCGGAATGTAAGTCTCGGCAGGGATGGCCGCCAGCACTTCGGTGCCTCGTCGCCAGTCCTGCGGCGTAACGGATCCGTTTGGGATTTTCTTGGCTCGGGTCCACTTCTTCTTCGCGCTCACGAACTCTCGGGAGCCATCGGCGAAGTGCCGGTCGTTCACGAGGATGCGCTCGGCGGCGTACATCGAACCGAGGACGTGTTCGGGCAGTGAGTCGAGGAGGAGGTTGGTATCGGCGGGAGATATGCCGAAGCCTTTGGCGGCTCTGGCGAACCTGGCCACGGTCCCGTAATTTCCGTTCGCCGGAAACTCGGCGCTCGGCGCCGTTGTTGGTTTATCCTTCATTGTGAGGTCTTCCTTCTGGGAGATTCAGTTGTTCGAGGCGCTCGGGTGCAACCGGGCGCTTCGTCTTGCAAGAGGTGCTGGTCAGTCGCGGGGAAGGGTCGAGTAGCGCACTTCGCGCGGCTCGTTGGCGGTTTTCATCTGCTCGTCGAGCTCGCCGTTGTCGCCACCGACCTTTGACTTTGGGCGCACGAGCGAGTCGCCAGACCCGTCCGTAGTTCACCCCTGCGCCCTTGGAGACATGCACAAGGTTCATCGCCTTGAGCA